CCCCGGCAACGACCCGGCCGTCATCTCCGATGCCCAGATCCTGTCCGCCGTCCAAGCCCTCCCGTGAGGAGGTGAACCCATGAGCGACGCACCCGACCAGCCCGTCGACCCCGACCAGCCCGACGAGGACGATCCCAACCACCAAGACGCGCCCGAGTGACCGTCCAGACCCAGTTCCACAACTGGCAGGACCGGCCGCTGCAGCCCGACCCGAAGCGCTGCGCCCCGCTGTGCATCACGTGGCGCAACTACCTGCTCGACACCTGGGGCGGCCAGGATCTCGGCTGCTACGTCGCCCGGCCCGTCGTCGGCGGATCGTCGCCGTCGTCGCACGGGTCGGGCGCCGCCCACGACTGGCGCTACCAGGACCCCGGCATCGGCCGCCAACGGATGCTCGACGAGGTCCTCCCGTGGCTCATCGACAACTCGCAGGAGCTCGGCATCCAGGCCATCCACGACTACGTCGGCTGCCGCATCTGGCGCCCGCCGGCCACATCCGGCCGGCCCGCCCAGGTCAGCCCCGAGTGCGGCTGGCGCGCCCAATCCCCCGGGTCGCAGATGGGCCAGTCGTGGGCGCTGTGGCTGCACCTCGAGGTGCTCAACACCCGATGGTCCGACACCCGCAGCGTCGACGAGATGCTCAGCGACAGCCCGGCACCCGGACCGACCCCGATCCCCGATCTGGAGGACGACGTTATGGCTCTGCTCACCCGCTACAGCGACAACTCGATCTGGGTGGTCGCCACCGACTTCTCGTGGAAGTTCTGCGTCACCGAGGCCACCCACGACTCGATCAAGAACTCCGGGCAGTACTCGGTCGTCGCTATCGACCCTGGCGACCTGGAGATCATTCCCGGCAAGCAATGAGGTCCGAGCTCGTCGCCGTGATCGCCGTCGTCGCCCTCGTCCTCGCCGTGCTGGCGCTCGTCTGGGAGTGACCCGATGGCCGACGAGGAGACCGGCCGGCCGCGCCGGGCAGTCGAGCTCATCGTCGGGCGCTCCGTCACCGACCTGATCATCCTCACCTTCACCCTCGTCGTCGCCATCTCGATCCTGGCCACCGGGGCGACCATCGCCATCATCGAGATCAAGGACCCGACCACCGACACGACGGCCATCGTCGAGACGCTCACCGGCATGATCACAACCATCATCGGCGCCCTCCTCGGCCTGATCGCCGGCAAGAACGAATCGCGCTCGGCGCCTCCCGCGCCGCCACCGTGACCCCGACCGGCGCGCTGCGCATCCTCGCCGCCAGCGCCGCCACCAGCGCGGCGATGGTCGGAGGCGTCTACACCTGGCAGGCCGCCAGCGGCGTCGACACCATCACGCCACCGACCACGACGACCGCGCCCGGGCCGACCGGCGCGCCAGGTCCCCGCGGCCCCGCCGGCGCGCCCGGACCCGTTGGCACGGACGGCCCCCGCGGCCCGGTTGGCCCACCCGGCGCGGCGGGTACACCCGGCCCGCCCGGCGCGGCAGGCGATGATGGCGCGCCGGGCCCAGCCGGCGCCGACGGGCCACCCGGCGAGCGCGGCGCCGCTGGCCCGCCAGGCGCCGCAGGTGCGCCCGGAGCCGATGGTGCGCCCGGAGACAGCGGACCACCCGGCCCGGCGGGCGCAGCGGGCGCCCCGGGCCCCGCTGGCGAGCCTGGAGCGCAAGGACCGCCCGGGCCGGCGGGCCCGGGCTGCCCACCAGGGTTCCACCTCGAGGTGGTCAGCGTGCACCAGCGCGAGCCGGTCGACACCGACCGCGAGATCACGGTCTGCGTCACGGACTAGACGCAGCGCTCAGTCCGTCTCGAACGCCGAGGTGATCCGCACCCGGCACTCGGCGAAGTCCTCGGACGCGAACGCCTCCCACGTCGCCCGGCCACCAGCGACCAGACCGTTCACGCTGTCACCCGTGTCGCCAACCTGCGTGCCATCGGCGGTCAACAGCCGGACCTCGAGGAACTACGGGTCGGACACGCTCGGCAAACTGGTACGCCTACCGGATCTGGCGGGAGCCGCCCGGCCCCAACCTCTATCAGCTCGTCGACGAGGTGCGGACGCTCGTCGATGACAAGACGACTGACATCGGCCGGCTGCTCGCCGAGCTGCTGGAGCGGCCGGTCTGGGCGCCCGAGTTGATCGATGCGTGCCGGCTGCTGTCGCCCGAGGAACGGGCGATCGTCTTGGACTTCGCCCGCGCCCTGGCGTCGCGCCGCTAGCCGTCGAGGCGGGCGGCGATCCGTTCCATCGCCTCCCGGCCCCGCCCCGGCAGCCAGTGCCGGTAGGTCGACTCGACGACGGCCGGGGTGTTGCCGAGCAGGCCGGCGACGTCGTGGACGGAGACGCCGTCGTTGAGCATCGACGTGGCGACGTAGTGGCGCAGGTCGTGCAGCCGGACCTCGTGGGCGCCGACCCGCCGGGCGACTCGGCGGAAGATGCGCGACACCCGGTCGGGTCGCCACGGGGTGACGCCACCGTCGTCGGACATGATCCACGTCGGTGCCGGCAGACCATTGGCCAGGGCCACGGTGGCCTGCTCGGCCTTCCACCGTCGCAGCATCGTCAAGGTGGGCAGGTTGAGGGTGAGACGGCGGTGGGAGCGCTTGCCGGCCTTGGTCGGCATCACATGCATGGCGCCCGGCGTGTGGGCGAGAGAGCGGGCGATGAGGATCTCGGCCCGGTCGAAGTCGACGTCGGTCCACTGCAGGCCGACGAGATCACCGCGGCGGATGCCGAGCGTCGAATTGAGCCGGATGGCGAGCAGGTCGAGGCCATCCAACTCGGCGAGGATGGCACGTACCTGGTCGTCAGTGGGAGGGTTTACGTGGGCCGCCTCCGGGGTCGGCGGTGAGACATCCCGGCACGGGTTGCTGGTCGCCCATCCGTACGGGATCGCCATCTGGAACGCTGTACCCATCACCGTGTGGAGCCGCTTCACCCGCCACTGACTCCAGCCGTCCTGGGCGAGCTGCCGGTAGAGGGCGAGGAGGATGGAAGGCGTCACGGACCGGGCCTGACGGGACGTGAACGCGTCGTGGTCCTCGAGGAGGCGGTCGACGACGGCGGTCACATCGTGGTGGTAGGTGGGCGACCATGCGCCGGCCCGCTCGTTGAGATGAGCGATCAGCATGTCGGCGACCGTGTAGCGACGCTCGGCTGACCGGCCACCGCCGCCGAGCTCGAGGACCAGCTCGGCCGCCAGGCGTCGGGCCTCGGCCTGGGTCCTGACGATCGGCGTCCACTGGCGCTTCCCGTCGTGCTTGACCTGGGCGCGATATCGGCCGTCGGGCCGCTTCTGGATGTACACGCCCGGGCACGCTACAACCGAAACGGCACAACGGCACAAGACCCCCCACATGCAACACCCCTGGTATCCGGCGAATTGCGCCGTCTACCAGGGGTGATATTGGCAGCCCGTACGGGATTCGAACCCGTGCCGCCACCTTGAGAGGGTGCCGAATCAGGGGTTTTTCGTCAGATGCCATCGTGTTTCACCTGCTCACACTCGTGAGGCCTAACCTGATCCGATGCATCGGGCACACGCGGGCACACGCCGCGAGGACTGCGGCTGATGCTTCCGAACGCCTGGCGGCCGTGAGCGTTATCTAGGCATCCTCGATGAGCACGCCTCCACCTCCACCACCGCCCGGACCCGCGCCGGCGCCACCCAAGCCGCCGCTCATCACCCGCCGGTCGCTCGTGCTGCTCGTTGTCCTCATCGTCGTCGGGTTGATCGCGACCGGCGGCTTCGCGGCACTGACCGACGGAGACGATGACGAGCCAGAGACGCTCGAGGATCAGGTCGGCTGGAAGATCGATCGCTGCGTGAGCGGCGCGCAGCAGTGCCGCCCTCTTCATCCCCGAGAGACGTGCGTCGCGCGATCACTTCATCGGCCAGCCTCGTTGCCGCCATTTCGGCGCGGGACGGTACGGGGTCAGGGTCGTCGCCAGGATGTTGCGCGTCAGGGTCCATCAGGTGTCGTCGCGCACGTCACGGGCCGCCCGCCATCACCGTCCGCTGTGGATACATGATGCCCGATTTACCCAGGCGATACCTATCCACATCTTGTTCCACCGGATTACGAGGATTTCTGCACAGTCAGCGTGGGTTGTCCACTGGCTGTCCACAGGAGGCTGAGTTCAGGATGTTCGGTGGTGTTTCTCACCCTGACCGCCCGGGCCACCGCCGAAGAACTCGGCTGGCTACGCCGCGACGGCACGGGGAACGCCGACCGGGTCCGCGCCCTGTACCGCGCTGGCCGGTTCCCACCGCCGATCGACCCCGACCTGAGTCCGCGCCTGTGGGTGTGGTCGAGGCGGGTCATCGAGTCCTACGTCGCAGGTGACTGGCTGGCCGAGAGGAGCGCGTCATGACGACCGCCGCACTGTTCGCCGACATCCCCGCCGCGCCAGCCGTCCCGTCCCAGGTGCTGGCGCGGATCAAGGTCATCGGCGTGCCTACCCCGGCTGGTTCAAAGGTCGCCTTCATCGACCGCAGCACGGGCCGGCCGCGCCTCAAGGAGCAGTCCGAGGTCGCTCACACCGTGTGGCGCAACATGGTTGCCGCCGCCGCCTACGACGTCGCCGAGCAGTGCGACACTGCGCCGCTCGACGGGGCGCTCGGCCTCGAGGTGACGTTCCGCTTTCCGATGCCCGCGTCCCGTCCGAAGCGGCTCCGCCAGATCGGCCTGGCGCACAAGATCTCAGCCCCCGACACGTCGAAACTGGTGCGCGCTATCGAGGACTCGATCGAGGCGGCCGGGCTGATCGTCAACGACGCCCGCTTCGCCACGGTCTTGGCCTCCAAGGTCGAGGTCCACGGCACCTGGACGGGCGCCGAGATCACGATCAGGCGGCTGGCATGACCGAGGCCGACACGGTCTACGACGAGGTCGACCGGGAGGCCCGCGCCGACTGGCTCGACCACCGCGACGCCGTCACCCGCGACGCCCGCCCGCATCCGTCCGAGTACCGGGACCTCGCCCGATGACCGACGAGCCCGAGCTCCGCATGATCGGCGGTTACATCCCGATGAGTCAGCAGCTGGCTGAGAGCGGGGAGGCACTCCTTGTGGGCGGGTTCGACGAGACGACCGAACTGCTGTCGGCCGGTGGCCGGCTTGCTCGAGGAGCTCGTCGAGTCCGAGCTGATCGTCTGGCAATCAAACGGGATGATCATCCCCATGCGACGAAAGGCCGAGAGTGGCTGACGAACCGCTGTTCATCAGACGATGCGAGCACGGCCTTCCGTTGGATGCCGATTGCTCGCAGTGCCTCTGGCAGCAGCACCTTGCCGATGACCAAGCAAACGATGACGACTGGATGTTCGACCCGCTGTGGAAGTCCAGCGATGGCTGATCAACCGCTGTCCGATTCCGTCGACCTGGTGCGGCCCGGCGTCATCGTCGGCATCGCCAGCGCGGTGGACCCCGAGCACGCGGTCCATCTGCGTGAGCAACTCGAGGCGCGCTTCCCCGGCGTCACGTTCGCCGTGGTCGACCAGTGCGTCGCGCTCGTCTCGTTCACCTTCGACGACGAGGACAGCGGGTGAGCGGGCTCGACTGGATCGTCGCCGCCGGGCTCGGCGCCCTGGTCGTCGTCGTCATCGCCGCCGACCGCTACCTCGACGACCGCGAGCGCTGGGACCGGCGCCTGCGCGACGCCAAGCGCCGGCGCGAACTGATGCGCGAGATCAAGCGGCAGCCATGACCGACCTGGGCGCGCCGGTGGCGGGGGAGGAAGCCACCGGCGCGCCCGCCGACCGTACCGAGTGGCTCGCCGCGGCGACGCGGGGTGGCGTGATGACGAGGAGGCACCGATGACATTCCGACGTGTCCAGCGCGGCCGCTGGCACAGCTACGAGCTCGACGGCCGCCGCGTCCCCGGCGTGACCACCCTGATCCGCGACGGCATCCCCAAACCGAACCTGCTCGACTGGGCCGCCCGCATCGCCGCCGAGTACGCCGCCGACCACATCGACGACATCTCCCGCCTCGAGCGCGACGCGGCCATCGACCTGATCAAGAACGCCCACAGCCGGGCCCGCAACTTCGGCGGCGCCAAGGGCACCGAGATCCACGGCATCGCCCAGCGGCTTGCCTCCGGTGAACAGATCGACGTCCCCGAGACCATCGCTGGCTACGTCGACGCCTACCTCGCCTTCATCGACGACTGGCAACCGACCGTGCTGGCGCTCGAAGCACCGATCGTCAACCGCCGCTGGTTCTACGGCGGCAGCTTCGACCTGCTGGCCGGGCTGCGCGGCGGCGCCACCAGCCTGCTCGACATCAAGACCGGCGGCTCCGGAGTGTGGCCCGAGACCTGCCTGCAGATCGCCGCCTACCGCCACGCCGAGACCATGCTCGACGACGCCGGCGCCGAACAACCAATGCCAGCCACCGACGCCGGCCACGCCCTCTGGCTCGGCGATGACGGCCATTACGAGCTGGTCCCCGTCGAGTCCGGCGACGACATCTTCGCCGTGTTCCTCCACGTCGCCCACGTCGCCGCCTTCATGAACCGCGCCAAGGACGACCTCATCGGCCTCCCGCTCGCCACACCCGTCACCGAGGTCGCCTCGTGAGCGTCACACCGCTGCACTACACCCCGGCCCCCGCGCCCGTCGTCGACCGGGCCCACGCCGTGATCGACCTGCTGCCGGTCTACCTCGACCTCGCCGGCCGGGTCGCCGCCACCGAGTTCGTCCCCAAGGCACTCCGCAACCGGCCCGAGGCCGTCCTCGCCGCGCTGATGTCGGGCGCCGAGCGCGGGCTCGGCCCGATGGAGTCGCTGCGCTCGATCAACATCATCGAGGGCACACCCAGCCTGTCGGCGCAAGCGATGCGCGGGCTCGTGCTCGCCGCTGGCCATGACCTCGACATCATCGAATCGACCGCCACCCGCTGCACGATGAACGGGCGCCGCGCCGGCAGCGACCACACCACCACGTTCACCTGGACGACCGACCGGGCTCGCCGCGCCCGCCTCATCAACAAGGACAACTGGCAGCGCTACCCCGAGAACATGCTGCTCGCCCGCGCCACCAGCGAGCTGTGCAACGCCATCTTCGCCGACGTCGTCATGGGCCTCGCCGTCACCGAGGTGATCGCCGACGAGCTCGCCCCCGAGCCGACGACGAGTCGCCGCGCGCCGGCTCGCCGCCAGCTCGCACCGAGCGCCGCGGGGCCCCAGGCTGGGGCGGAGAGCGGCAGGATCGCCGGTTCGATTCCGGCCCCGCCCCAGCCACCCGCGACGGTCATCGATACCGACACTGCCGAGACCGCCGACGGCATCCCCGGCGCCGACACCCCGACCTGGGGCAGTCCCGCGCCCGCGCCAGAGCCAGCACCGGCGCACGACCCGAGCCTGGCCCGCCGCATCCACGCTGAGATCGCCAAGGCCTTCCCCGACGCCACCGCCGAAACCCGCGACCGCTGGCGCCACGCCCTCGTCGCCGTCGTCACCCGCCGCCGACCCGACGGCCCGGCCACCTCGAGCAGCGACCTCGACCTCGAAGAGCAACTCGCCCTCTCCGAACTGCTGACCAGAACGATGGGCGGCCAGGCCACCGTCGCCGACGGCCCCGACGACACCATCGAGCTGCGCGCCGGCGGCGGCTGGCGCTACACGATCACCCTGGACCCGCCCGCCGTCGCCGTCCGCCAGGGCGACGCCGTCATCGAGGCCACGGCCGACGAGGGAACGACGTGAGGCGTGTGACATTCCCGGTGAGCATCTTCGTGGCGCTGTCACTGGCCGCGCTCACCGGGTGCACCCCGGCGCAGATCGACCGCTGGCTGACGTGGTACGAGCAGGACGCCGCCGCCGCCGTGACCTATGCCGAGACGCCCGAGGTCCAGGCGCAGCTCGCCACCGGAGCATCGAACCATTCGCTGACGAACACGCAGGGCTCGCGGTGGGACCGCATCGCGGCGTGCGAATCCGGCGGCCGCTGGGACTACCCGCTCGTCACCAACCGCACCGGCACCTACTCCGGCGGGCTGATGATCTGGACCAAGGCCTGGGCCGCCTACGGCGGGCACGAGTTCGCCGTGCACGCCTACCTCGCGTCGAAGGCCGAGCAGATCGTCGTCGCCGAACGCATCCTCGCCGACCAGGGCTGGGGAGCGTGGGACTGTGCCTGAACCCGGAATCGAACCGCTGTTCAATACCCGACGCGTGTGCCAGTGTCGCTCGCACCCGCTCTGGCTGGCGCTTGACGCGGTCGTCTGGCTCGTGTTCGACCGCACGATCCTGATCCGTCGTCGCTGCCCGATACACGGTGGCTGTCGTGCCTGAGCGCGACACTGAACCGCTGTCCATCAGCGCCCTCATGCTCGTCGTGCTGCTGTTCGGATGCGGGTCGAACGCATCGCCATCGACCACTGACCCGCCGTCTTCGTACTGTCCCCGCCAAGCCGACGACGGCTCCCGCTACTACGTGACCTGTGACCCGTGAGGTTCTACCTCGGCACCCACATGCCAGCCTGGCTGGCCCGGGTCGACGCCCCGCTGTTCGTCTCGCACCGCCGCCTGATGGCGCGCCGCACCCTGCCCCGCGCCATCGGCCGGTGGGCGCTCGACTCCGGCGCCTTCACCGAGATCGCCCAACACGGCCAGTTCACGACGACACCCGCCGACTACGCGAGCGCGGTACGGCGTTACCGCGACGAGATCGGCGGACTCGACTGGGCCGCCCCGCAAGACCATATGTGCGAACCGTGGATCCTCGCCCGCTCCACCATCGCCGCCACCGTCGACGTCGCCCAGGCGTGGACGATCCGCAACTATCTGACATTGCGCCACCTGGCCGCCGATCTGCCGTTCGTCCCCGTCGTTCAGGGCCAGACTCTCGACGACTACCGCCGCCACGTCGACCGCTACGCCCGCGCCGGGATCGATCTCGAACGCGAGGCCCTGGTCGGGATCGGGTCGGTGTGCCGCCGCCAGGCCACCGAGGACATCGCCAACCTGATCGCGACGCTCGACGCCGACGGGCTCGCCCTGCACGGGTTCGGCATCAAGTCCGACGGGCTCCGCCGCTACGGCTGGTGTCTCCGCTCGGCCGACTCGATGGCATGGTCCTACCGCGGCCGCCGGATCCGGCCGTGCCCGCACACCGGCGCGGTGTCCTGCGCCAACTGCCTGCCCCACGCCCTGGCCTGGCGGACCCGTGTCGTCGCGGCGGACGACCGGCGCGCCGTGCAGCTCACGATGGAGATGGCGTATGGCTGATGAACCGCTGTCCATCATCCGCTGCCGCGAGGACATCGGCACGATCCTGACCGTCGACCCACCATTGCGCTGCGACCTGCCCGAAGGTCACCCGCTCCCGCACCGGTCGCGCGGCTTCGAATGGGTGTCGACCCGCGATGGCTGACGAACCGCCCACCAAGGAGGCCCGATGACACTCAAGCCGTACGAGGACCGCGACGTCGCCCAGTCCACGATCCGCATCGTGCGCGCCGGCGACGGCCTCTCCGACGGCCTCGCCGTCGACCCCGTCGAGTTCCACCTCGGCGAACGCGTTCACGTCGTCCTCGAATGCGAGGTCACCCGCGTCGCGCACGAACCGGTCAAGGACACGGACCTGCTCAAGCGGGTCCACACCCTGGCCGCCAACTTCGGCACGATCGTCGACGAGGCGTTCGCCAAGGCCGTGCTCGCCGAGCAGCGCCTGCTCATCGAGAAAGCCCAGGGCGTCGAGCGACTGCCGATCGACGGCGACGGAGATGGCTGACCTGCCCCAACGCCGCCCAACACCGGACACGGCGATGAACACGACGGCCGAGCTCACCTCGCAGGACATCGTCGAGGGCATCGGCATCACCTACCGCCAGTTCGACTGGTGGATCCGTCACCACGCCGTGTGGCCCACCGACCCCGGCCGGCGCGGCACCCGCCAACATCGCCGCTGGTCCGAAGCCGACCGCTTCCGGCTGCAAGCGATCGCCCAGGTCCTCGACGACCTGTCCGCCCTCGGTATCCACCAGACCTCCCACGCCCTCGTGCGCCGACTGTGGATCGCCCTCGCCGACACCACCACCTACGCCGAAGTCATCTCCGGCACGATCACTATCCGCCTCGGGCTGGAGGAGCGATGACGCATGGTGTGGTTCCGAGTCGACGACAGCTTCTACGACCACCCCAAGGTGCTCGCCGCCGGCAACGCCGCGACCGGGCTGTGGGTCCGTTGCGGCGCCTGGTCCTCAGCCAAGGGCACCGACGGTCTGATCCCGCTCGAGGTCGTGCGCACGATGGGCCGGCCCCGCGAGATCGACGCCACGATCACCTCACGCCTGTGGGTACGCACCGACGGCGGGCTGCTGATGCCAGACTTCCTCGACTACAACCCGTCGAAGGCCGACACCGACCACCGCCGCAAGATCGACGCCGAACGCAAACGGCGAGCCCGCGAGACCGCCGACCGCGACCCCGTCACGGGACAGTTCACCAGCCATCACGGACCGGACCGATTCCGATGATGTCACGCCGGACGTCCGAGCGGAGTCCGCAAAGAGTCACGCCGTACCCGCCCGCCCGCCCGCCCGCCCGGTGGTTCGGGTTACATCTCGCGACCGTTACTCTCATCTCGCGCGCGACGCGGACGGTGATGGATTCATGAATTCCGACGACTGCTCGCACCTCGTCAACGTCATCACCGCCACCTGGCCCACCGGCCCCAAGGCCTACGTCTGGACCCAGACCATCGCCCGGCTCGACGCCAGCCTCGCCACCCAGGCCTACGCCTACCTGCGCGACCACGAGGCGCGCATCACCATCGCCGACTACCTCGAGCAGTACCGCCGCCTCGAGGTCCGCGCCGCCGAGCGCGCCGCCGCCACCGAGGCCACGATCCCCGACGCCGGCCTCGGCCTGCCCGAGTACCTCGACCGCCTCACCACCCGCGCCCAGCGCGGCGACGAGCACGCGGCGCGCGAGCTCGAGGCCTGGCGCACGGTGCGCGGCGCGCGACTCGCGACCGCGCCCGACGCGGAGCGCGAACGCGAATGACCACGCGCCCGGCCCGCGTTTTTTCTGGGTCCAGTTCGCCGGACGTCCTCCGCAGCCCGTTTCCCCCCCTGCTCGCCGCGCCCGCCCCCGATCCGGGCCCTTCCGGCTATTTACGGGAATTCGTCGGCCGCTATAGTCTCCAATTTGGCAGATTCTATTTACCGCAATTCGGCAATATCTATTTGGCGGGGTGCTGATGCCGAGGCGGGGCTCGCCGTACGGGCCGGTGTACGAGCGGACGCGGCGGCGGCTGATCGGGCGGCCGTGCGCGTTGCGGCTGGTGTGCTCCGGGGCGCGGGCGACGGAGGCCGATCACGATCCGCCGTTGTCGCGGCACCGTCATGTCGAGGGGTCGGGGTGCTGTGTGCTGGTGCCGGCGTGCGGGCCGTGTCAGCGGCGGCAGGCGATCGAGTTGGCCAACGAGACCCGCCGGGGTGGCGACGAGTTCGACGAGGATCTGCCCGAGCTGCCGGAGCCGGTCGGGTTCGACGTCGACGACCCGGTGTGGGACGTGGCCTGGCTGGAGCCGTTGCTCGACCTGCCGGAGGAGGCGACGTGGCCGCGGCTGATGACGGTGCCGCACCCGGCGGCCGTGGACTCGCTGGGTCCGGAGTTCGAGTGGTGGGTGCGGACGCGGACCGGGCGGCGGCTGCGTTGGTGGCAGCGGCTGGTGGCCTGGCGGCTGTTGGAGATCGACGTCGAGCGGTGGCTGGTGTGGGAGTCGTTGCTGCTGACGTTGGCCCGCCAGCTCGGCAAGTCGTGGCTGCTGCGCGAGCTGCTGATGTGGCGGCTGCATCAGGGGGAGCGGTTCGGGCAGCCGCAGCTGATCGTGCACACCGGGATGACGCTGGTCGTGTGCAAGGACGTGTGGCGGCCCGAGGCGCTGTGGTGTCGGGGGCAGGGCCGCGAGTTGTACGAGGTGCGGGAGGTCAACTCGCAGGAGGAGATTGAGCGGCTCGAGGACGGGTCGCGGTGGGTGCTGGCGTCGAAGGACGCGACGTACGGCAAGTCGTCGACGGTGGGGGTGGTCGACGAGGCGTGGAAGGTGAAGGCGGCGGCGCTGGATGAGGGGCTCGAGCCGACGCTGGTGGAGACCATCCAGTCGCAGCTGCTGCTGGTGTCGACGGCGCACCGGATGGCGACGTCGCTGATGCTCGACCGGCGCGCCTCCGCTCTCGCCCAGGTGCACGACCCGGTCGACTCGGACCTGCTGATCGAGTGGTCGGCTCGGCGCCACGCCGACGTCGAGGACCGCCAGGCGTGGCGGGCGGCGTCGCCGCACTGGTCCGGGCGGCGGGAACGGATCATCGCCAAGAAGGTCGCCCGGGCGCTGTCGGGGTTCGCCTCCGAGGACCCCGACGAGCCCGATCCGGTGGAGGCGGTGCGGGCCCAGTGGCTGAACATCTGGCCGGTCAAGCTGACCGTCGGTGGGGCCGGCGAGGATCTCGTCGACTTGGACGTGTGGCGGCTGGCGCGCCGCCCCCTCGACGCCACGGCGGGGCGGATGTGGGTGGCCGTCGAGGACGACTTCGGGCGCGGTGGCGCGGTGGCCGCGGTGGCCGCCCTCGGCGACGACCTGCTCGAGGTCGACGGCTGGCTGTGCCCGGACCGGGCCGCCGCCCTCGCCGAGGCCCGCGCCCTCGTCGACGCCCACCCGTTCCCGGCGACGCTGATCGCCGGGCCCTCGTTCACGGCGCGCGGTGTGGATCGGGCCGGGGCGGCGGAGACCCGGTTCGGGCTGCCGCTGTTGCGCACCCTCGTCGCGGCGGGCCGGGTCGTGCACGACGAGACGCCCGAGCTCGACGAGCAGTTCGCCGCGGTGCGGGTGCGGGCCGTGTCCGGTGGGTTGGCGTTCGTCGGCGGGCAACGCTCAGATCTCGTGCGCGCCGTCGCCTGGGCGCTGCGCGCCGCGGTGGCCCGCCATCCGGCACCGGCGATCCATTGAGCTACTGACTCGCTGGTCAGTTCGGCGTACGCTGGGATCCCGATGCAGGAGCGGACCACCTCGACCGGTCTCGCCGTCGTCGAGCACCGGGCGCTGCGTCCGCCGGTGACCCCCAATGACACGGTCCCGCCGGAGTCGGACCCGGGGACCGTCGGTGTCGCCGACACCGTCATCCCCGGTGACCCCAACGGCGTCGAGCTCGTCGACTCGCCGCCGGCGCCGCCGTGGCCGCCGTCGATCATCCGGCCGACGCCGTGGTCGGGGTGGCCGACGGAGTGGGACACCCCGAACTGGTGGGGCCGCGTCGAGGCGCTCACCGACACGGCGTGGATGTGCATCGACCTCAACTCGTCGCTGCTGTCGACGATGCCGCCGTACCTGGTCGACGCTGCCCCGTCGCTCGACGCCGACTGGCTGACCAATCCGGATCCGACGGTGTACACGTGCTGGGAGGAGTTCGCCAAGCAGCTGTTCTGGGACTACCACCTGGGCGAGGCGTTCGTCGTCGCCACCGCGTACTACGTGACGGGCTGGCCGGCCCGGTTCCATGTCGTGCCGCCGTGGATGGTCAATGTCGAGATGGACGCCGGGCGGCGGGTCTACAGCATCGGGACGCTCGATGTCACCGGCGACATCTTGCACATCCGCTACCAGTCGCGCGTCGACGACGCCCACGGTCACGGCCCGCTCGAGGTCGGCCGGGCCCGCATGGTCGCCGCCGCGGCGCTGATGCGCTACGGCTCGGCGCTGGCGTCGGCGGGTGGGATCCCGCCGTCGATCCTCACCCATCCCGACGAGCTCACCGCCAAGCAATCCACCGACCTGCAGAACCAGTGGGTGATCGCCCGGATGGCCGGGCTCGGTCTGCCCGCCGTCCTGTCCGGCGGCGTGAAGTGGGAGCCGACGCAGGTCAACCCGCGCGACATGGCCCTGCTCGAGCTGTCGCAGTTCACCGACTCGCGCATCGCCGTCCTCCTCGGCGTCCCGCCGTTCCTCGTCGGTCTGCCGTCGGGCGGCGACTCGATGACCTATTCGAATGTCGTGTCGCTGTTCGACTACCACTGGCGCGCCGGGCTGCGCCCCAAGGCGGCGTCGGTCATGCCGGCCCTGTCCGGCTGGGCGCTGCCCCGCGGCACGACGATCGAGGTCAACCGCGACGAGTACATCAAGCCGGGGCCGTACGAGCGGGCTCAGACCTGGCAGATCCTCATCGACCTCGGCGTGCTCACCGTTGAGCAGGTGCAGGAGATGGAGCGCTACTCGGTCGCCTCACCGAGCCAAACACTGACGTCGGGGGTCCTGCAGTGAGCGAGCTACTCGTCAAGGCGGCGATTGAGATCCGCTCGGCCCAGGTCACCGACGTACGGTTCCCCGACCGCATCATCGACCTGATCGCCGTCCCCTACGACGAATGGACGGTGGCCGACTACAAGGGCCGACTGATCGAGGAATCGTTCGCCCCGGGCACGTTCGGCCAGGTGCAGAACCGGGCCCACCGGTTCCTCGTCAACCTCGAGCACGACCTGACTCGGGTCGTCGGACGGGTCCAGGCGCTGCACCCCGACCGGCCCGAAGGGCTGCGGTCGGAACTGCGGATCCGTCGCGGAGCCGAAGGCGACCAGGTGCTCGACGACGCCGCCGACGGCATGCTGTGCGGCTCCGTCGGCTTCGGGGCGCTGCCCGAGAACCAGCAGTGGGAGGGCCGCAGCCGGCGCCGCATCCTCAAGGCGTTCCTCGACCACATCGCGCTGACGTTCACCCCGGCCTATCTGGGCGCGGCGGTCGTCGACGTCCGCTCGGCGTTGCCGACCGTGGTGGCCGCCGACCCGCAGGGGCGACTGCCGACCCCGAACCTGGACCGGGTCCTCGCCGAGCGTCTGGCGGCGCGCTACGGTGTCGCCTCGACGTAGTCGACGCACTACCACCGGAGGAGTGACTGCCAGTGGCTGGCCGGTGAAGCGGGTGACGCCAACTGCGTGAAACCACCGTCGTTTCACGTGAGGAGGTCGCCCGGATGGGTGCGACAGATGCCATGCTCGCTCGGCTGCAGGCCGAGCTCGAGGAGCGCAAGCAGTTCCAGGACCAGCTCGTCGAGGGCGCGCAGGAGGCCAAGCGCGACCTGAACGATCAGGAGATGGAGCTGTACACCCGCGCCGGCAAGCGGATGGAGGACCTCGAGAAGCAGCTCCAGCCGCTGCGCGACGGGGCCCGGATCGCCGTCGAGTCAGGGCGGCGCACGGCCGAGCTCACGGAGGCGTTCGCCGTGGCCCGCAACCCGAACCTCGTGCCGGCGGCGATCGAGTACCGCTCGGCCGGCGAGTACATCCGCGACCACGTGCGGGCCATCGTCTCGCGTGACGACGACACGATGCGGCGCCTGGAGATCTACCACCGCGCCGCCGCGCACCAGACGACCGCGGACAACCCGGGTCTGCTCCCCGAGCGGCTGCTCGGCCCGATCCTCGGCACGCTCGACATGAACCGGCCGCTGGTGTCGGCGATCGGACCGCAGCAGCTGCCGGCCGGGTCATGGTCGCGGCCGCGCATCACGCAGCACACCCAGGTCGCCAAGCAGACCGCCGAGAAGACGGAGCTGGCGTCACGCAAGATGCTGATCGAGAAGGTGCCGCTCGACGGTGACACCTACGGCGGTTACGTCAACATCTCCCGGCAGAACATCGACTGGACGCAGCCGCAGGTGCTCGACATCGTCATCCGTGATCTGACCAACGAGTACGCCTTCGAGACCGAGGAGGATGCCGGGGCGGCGCTGCTGGCGATCGCCGCGGCCGGGCCGGTGCTGCCGGCCGACCCGACGGCGCAGGACATCACCAATGCCCTGTGGGAGGCGGCCGGGCTCGTCTTCGGCAACATGTGGGCCGTCCGCCAGCCGATGGGCCGGCTGATCCTCGGCGTCGCGCCGGACATGCTCGCCCTCCTCGGCCCGCTGTTCGCCCCGGTCAACCCGCAGAACGCCCAGTCGACCGGGTTCTCAGCGGCCATGTTCGGCGAAGGCGCCCAGCCGGCCGTGTCCGGCATCACCCCGGTCGTGTCCGGTGCACTCGCCGCCGGGACGGCGATCGTCACGTCGTCGAACGCCGTCGAGGCGTACGAGGACCGCATCGGCGCCCTGCAGGTGATCGAGCCGTCTGTGCTCGGCACCCAGGTCGCCTACGCCGGCCACTTCGCCCTGCCGATCCTCGAGCCCACCGGCGTCGTCAAGATCACCAAGACGCCGTGACCTTCTGGGACTTCCCCAACCAGGAGGTCGTGCGCGCCGACGGGTCCGGACCCGGCATCGAGGTCGAGACGCCGACGCTCGTGTCGATCGCCCCGGCCACCGCTGTCGTCGGGGGCGCGCCGTTGACGATGACGTGCACCGGCACCAAGTTCGACTCGTGGACCGTCATCGTCTTCAACGGCGGTGACGAGCCGACGACGTTCATCGACGCCACCCACGTGTCGACGGTCGTGCACCCGGCCACGGCATCGGGCGCCGGGACGGTGCCGGTCACGGTGCGCAACGGCAACGAGTCCTCGGCGCCGCGCGACTTCACGTTCACCGTCGCCGGGGTCCAGGCCGAGGGCGGCTACGACCCGGGCGCCTACACCGTCGACGAGGTCAAGGCGTACGTGGCCGAGCATCCCGACGAGCTCGACGCCACCTACAGCGCCGAGCAGTCCGGCAAGGCCCGCACGACACTGCTCGACTGGCTGGCCGCGCAGGAGCCGGCATGAGCGACATCACCGCGCCGGCCGCCAACACCTGGAACGTCGCGGCGATCGCCGCTGGCGCGATCGCCGTCCTCCGCTTGGAAGGCGCCGGCGATCCGGATGTGGATCGGGTGGAGACGGCGGCGGTGGTGGCGACCGGTCTGCTCGACGCCGAACTGGACGCTGACGTCGCGGTGGACGCCACGACGAACGCCGTCCTCGCCACGGCGGCCGTGCAGGTGACGGTCGAGCTATACCGCCGCAAGGATCTCCCGTTCGGCACCGGCGGCGCCTGGTCTCCCAACGAGACCCCGTACTCGGTCGAGGGCGACCCGGTGGCCGGGGTGCGGGCGATGACCCTGCCGTGGAAACAGCGCTGGGGGCTCGCATGACCCGCACCGAGGAAGCCCGCGGCCGCCTGGTCGACGTCCTCACCCCGCTGATGCCGGCCGGGCGGGTGCAGCGCTACTGCCCCGACCAGGTCGTCGCCCCGGGCATCTGGATCGACCAGGAGTCCCGCGACCGGGTCCGCGAATCCAACGTCGTCACGACCGTCGTCACGTTCCCGATCGTCATCGTCGCCGACGGCGCCGGCGTCGCCCAGCAGCGCACCCTGACCGCCGTCGCGGATGCCGTGTGGGACGCCGCCAACACCGTCGGCCGGTGCCTGCGTTCGACGCCCGGGTGGCGGGACCCTGGCGCGCCGCAGTCCCCGGCGTCCTACAGCGGGCCGGCGTCGCTGCGCGCCGTGACGATCGAGGTCGAGCTCGTGATCACTGCCCGCACCCTGTGCGAGGAGCAACCCGAGACGGTGCCGGCGTGGCCGCTGCCGTTGAGCCCGTAGGAGGACTGGCATGGCGCGCACCATCTTCGAGATCGACCAGGGCCAGCTCGGCTTCGCCGTCGTCGACAAGGCCGCCCCCGGCTATTCCGACGCCTGGCAGGCGCCGGGCGGCGCGACCGTCGACACCGTCACCCTGGCCGACTACGACGCCGAGTCGCAGCAGTGGACCTGTCAGACGTCGGCCGGGGCGTTGACGGCGACGCAGGACACGACGACCCGTGATGTGCCGGCGACGTTCTGCCTGCCCGGCGAGACGATCCCCGCCCCCAAGGCCACGAGCTACAGCCTCGACGTCACGTTCCTGCAGGACCCCAACGTGGCGCGCGGCCTGTCGCGGTTCCTGTTCGAGCACGACACCGAGGAGGCCTACGTCTACTTCGGCCTCGACGGCGACAACCCGCCGCGGATGATCGGCCGGGTCAAACTGGCCGCCGGCACGATCGGCGGCCCGGCCCGCGAAACCCTCACCGCCGACGTGTCGCTGGCCCTGACCCGCAAGCCCGACATCGAGTTCGGCGACGCCACCACCTCCGAAGTCGTCGAAGGAGGCGGTGGTGTGGCGGCGACTGGGGCGACCGCTGGCACACCGGGCACGTGGACCCCGACCGGGGCGACGGCCCCGGCCAACGCAGCCGCGGCGACGGGCGCCGGGATCGTCGCCACCCCGGCGACGGCGTGGACGACCGGCCAGTACATGCAGGGGTCGACCGCGGGCACCGGCGGCGAGATGCACTGGTCCGGGACGGCCTGGGCGACGGGCAAGGCGACCTGACGCGATGGCTGGTGCCGGCGACGGTCTGCGCCGGCTCGCCCAACGAGCCGAGCGCATGGAACGAGAGTGGCCCCGCGACGCCGCCGACGTCCTCGAGCGCGCCGTCACCGGGCAGCTGCGCTCGGCGACCGGTGACGGCGCACTCTCACACGGCCGCGACATGGGCCGGGCCACCGTCGTCGCCCGGGGTGGCGCCGGGAAGGCGACCGTCGAGGCCGGCGGCTCGATGGCCGTGTGGGCGATCATCCAGTCCGGCACCAGCGGCCACACCGTGCGCGCCGGCGCCGGCCGTGTCCTGCGCACCCCGTTCGGGCCGCGCCGCCAGGTGACCGTCTCAGGGGCGCCGGGCAAGCGCACCTGGACCCACGGTGTGGCGCGCGGCATGCCCGCCGTCGAGACCAGCGCCGAGCGGGCATTCCGAGAGATGGTGAGGGGCTGACATGGCCCGCGAGGAGTTTCGGGTCGACCTGACCGCCGACAACGAGATCACCGACGAAGCGCGGGAGGCCGCCGCCGCGCTGGACAAGATCCCCGACCGCGTCTCCTCGACGATCGACGTGCAAGCCCCGGGCCTGGACGACCTGACCGACAAGGTGTCGGCACTGCCGGGCCCGCTCGGCGACGCCGCCGACATGATGGGCCAACTCGGCGGCGCCGGCGCCGCGGGCGGTGTCGCCGCCCTGGCCACCGGCCTGTTCGCTGCCGCCAACGCCTCCAAGGATCTCGCCCTCAACGCCCAGACCACCGCCGATCTCACCGGGTCGACCGTCGAGGAGGCGTCGAAGCTGCAGCAGCTGTGGGGCAGCACCGGCGCCGACGTCAATGACCTCAACGACGTCCTGCTGCAGATGAACGGTGCCCTCACCCAGTCCCCCGAGCTCGCCAAGTCGCTCGGCGTCAACCTCAACGACGGCAAGAACATCACCCAGCGATTCGTCGAGATGACCGACAAGCTCGCCGCCGGCCAGCTCACCGCCCAGCAGGCGTCGCAGCTGTTCGGCGAGGAAGGCGTACGGCAGGTCGGCAAGCTGCGCACCGTCTTCGGTGGCCTGTCCGACGACCTCGAAGGCATGCCGGCCCCGGTCGACGCCGAGGACGTAGCCAAGGCCCTGGAGATGGAGCAGGCGATGATCCGGCTCAAGACGGCGGCGCAGGCCGCCGTCGGGGTCATCGGCAAGGATCTCGTCTCCCTGTTTGGTGACATCGGCACGTTGGCCGACAAGGCCGCCGCGGCGCTGCCGGGCGGCGCCAAGGGTGGCGACGTCGCCGGGTTCCTGCGCGAGTGGGGCACCGGCCTCGGGCTGATCACGAAGGGCGCCGATGCGCTCACCTCGGCGCTCGACGGCGCCGACATCGAGGCCACGTTCGTCGACTGGTCGACCGCCTCGGAGGGCTACGCCGAGTCGCAGCGGGACGCCGCCGAGGCCGCGCTGCGCGGCAAGTTGGCGATCGTCGACGAGACCGCCGCGCTCAACGAGCAGCTCGGCATCATCCGCGACGTCGCCACCGCCCAGTCGGAGATGGCCGACGCCCGCCGCGCCGCCGCCGACTCGACGTTCGCCGCCCGTGACGCCGAGCGGGACTTCGCCGCCTTGCTCGAGGAGACCGGCACACAGCTCGCCGAGCATCCGGGCATGACCCGTGATAACGCTGCCGCCCTCGACGAGCTCGCCCAGGGCGCCGGCCGAGCCGCCGACGCCCAGGTCCGCCTCGAGGCCGACTCGATGGCGTCGATGGGCGCCACACAGTCCGCCGAGCAAGCCCAGAAGACGTGGAACGCCTCGATGCTCAACTCGGCGCGCACCACGACCGGGCCGATGCAGTCGGCGATCATCGCCTACATCGCCCAGGTCAACGGCATCCCACCGGAGAAGGTCTCCGAGATCCTCGCCAACCCGCACTACGACACGATCGACGCCGCCGCCGGCGCCCTCGACACCGCGGCGGCCGATCGCAACTCGACGGTGACGATGAACGCCGTCATCGGCAACATCCCGACCGCCCAGCAGATCTCCAACATGATCGGCACCGTCCCGCTCAAGCTGCAGGGCGTCGTGACGAACATCCAGACGATCGTCGAGACCGTCCGCCTCGCCGGGAGCCGTCCGCCCTGATGCTCGCCACGTTCGACTTCACGCCACGGGTCCGCCCGGTCATCGAGATGGGCATCGGCGACTCGCGGACCGATACCGGCCAGTCCAAATGGGACCGTGCCCGCTGGGACCGGGCCGACGCCCGCTGGGCGGGCACCGAACCGACATGGCTGGACATCTCCTGCGACGTGATCGAAGTGGCGATGCAGTACGGGCATGCCCGCACCATCGACCGGTTCGTCGTCGGCGCGGCCCGCCTCGTCGTCGACAACACGTCCGGATGGGCCGACCTGCACCCATCGCCCGACCTGCCCGGCGTGCTGCAGGTCCGGCCCGGCCGGGCGATCCGCATCGGCGTCGACCACATCGAACTGGGGCTGCGCTGGCTGTGGCGCGGCTTCATCGACGGACTCGACCCGCTATACGACCCGGTCGAAACCGACACCGTCGCCTTCGCCTGCATCGACGCCCTCGGCGAAGTCAACCGGACCAAGATGGCCGCCCAGCCGGCCCCCATCGGCGCCGGCGACACCGCCTCGGTGCGAACCAACCGGATCCTCGACGCGGCGATGTGGCCAGCCCCCAAGCGTGACGTCCGGGCCTCGGCCACGACACTGCTCGCATCCGATCTCGGCGGGCAGGTCGCTGACCTGCTCGGCCAGACCGCCGACTCGATCGGCGGCGCCGTCTACGGCGACACTGAGGCCCGGGTCGTGCTGCGCAACCGGGACTGGCAGACCTGGGTACCGGGCACCCCGCCCGAGGCCACCATCGGTAACGTCGAGGCGGGCGATGTCTGCCCGACCCGCTGGGTGCGTCCGTTCGAACGGGCCGACATCACCACCCGCGTCCTGCTCAACCGGGAAGGCGCCGACACCCCGGCGCGGGTCTACGACGACACGGCGGCATTCCCGCTGTACGGCATCGAACCGTTCGAACGGCTCGACTTGCTCACCGAAGCCGACGCCGAAGTGGACCGGCTCGGGTCACGGATCCTGGTCACCCGCGCCGCCACCACCGCCCCCCGAGTCCGCTCGGTTTCGCTCCACGCCGCCACCGCCGACAACGTCGCCGACCTGCTGTGGGCGCTCGACGTGCACCGGCCCTCGCGGTACCGCTGCCGGCTGCACATCGACCGCGGCCTGGTCTTCGACGAGGAGTACTTCGCCACCATGGTCCGCCACGAAATGACCCCCGACGCCTGGACGGCCGAGATCAACTTGGATGTCGCCGCCCCCTATGCCGCGGCCGGTGGCCGCTGGGACCGCGGTGGCTGGGACCGCTCGCTGTGGACGGTGGCGCCATGACCGTTGACGCCGCAGGATTCCCCGGCAACGTCGCCGCCGACGAGCTGATCGAATCGGCGTGGGGCAACGCCACCGCCAACAAGCTGCGCATCGCCCCCCGCGGCCTGTACAAGGTCGTCGTCAAGGCCGCCAGCCAGACGGTGCCGTCGGGTGTCGAAACGACGATCAATGACATGGCCGTGCTGTGCCCGCCGTGGGCTGGGCGGGCGACCCGGGTCCGCTACGCCCTGCGGGTCTCCGGTATCCCCGCCCAGCCGGCCGCCGCGACGAACATCAGCATCCTGTTGCGCCTCGACACCGGCGGCGCCGTCATGGAACGCCACAACTATCCGTGGGCGCCGGGCCAGCAGAACGCCGACCCGTCCGGGTACAGCTACGTCGCCGAGACCCGCGCCTACCCGTTCACCGCCGGCCAACGTGTCGCCGTGTCAATGTTCCTCGGCGGTGGGCTGTCGCTGATCATCGGCGACAGCTCACTGCTCGAGATCACCGACGCCGGCCCCTACCCGCCCCCCGGGTGAACCCAGAAAGTGAGGCCCTGATGGCGTTTTCCGATCAAGCCCTGCTGTCGCAGGATTTCGACTTCACGATGCGTGTCGCCGCCTGCGGCGCCACCGAAGGACTGCCGGCCGCCGGGGAGCAGCCAACGACGTGGGCGGTGAACAACGTGTGGATGATCGCCGCCGCCCCCGGCTTCGCCGACGCCTACGCCTCCGCCCTCGCCGCCGGTGTCCCCCGCCCCGGCAACGACCCGGCCGTCATCTCCGACGCCCAGATCCTCTCCGCCGTCCAAGCCCTCCCGTGAGGAGGTGAACCCATGAGCGACGCACCCGACCAGCCCGTCGACCCCGACCAGCCCGACGAGGACGATCCCAACCACCAAGACGCGCCCGAGTGACCGTCCAGA